TTGATGGTAGGATTATACCTATACGTCACCCCCATGCAGCTCTCAATACATTACTTCAATCAGCAGGAGCTATTGTCTGCAAGCACTGGTACGCAACCATCGAGAAGATGATACGTGCTAAAGGCTACACTAACGAAGAAGTTTCGATAGTGGCGTTTGTGCATGATGAAGTACAAATCATAGTTAAGGAAGGCTTGGAGGATGACATAGGTGCGATCACTAAAGAAGCAATTAAAAAGACAGAACAACACTACAACTTCAAATGCCCTCTCGACTCAGAGTTCGATGTCGGCAGAAGTTGGGCAGAAACTCACTAGTCCGAGTAGGCTTGGTGATGTTGCAGAGTTCTATGCAATCACATGGTTGTGGGATGAAGGGTTTGAGGTGTTCTACAATGCTGGCTCAACAGGAGCTGTAGATATTGTAGGCATGAAAGATGGAGAGGTTTACTTGTTTGATGTGAAGATGAATAAAGAAACTAAACGTGGAAGCTACGCTAGTTCACGGACACCTTTACAAAAAAAGCTAGGAGTACAGTTCCTTCTGTTTGATCCTATTACTCGTAAACTAAGACTACAGAAACACAGGGTATAGATATGGAAATAAACATACTGAACATCATACTGGTTGCAAGTTTTGCTTTTGTCAGTGTAGCTGTTGGAGTCAAGTGGGCTATTGAATCCCTGATTGATTACCAAATGGCAAAGCACGGTATGCGAATGATGAGAGAGATAAACAAGGAGGCAGAAGACGATGAAGAATACTAGGACACTATTAGTAGACGGTGACATTGTAGCGTACAAAGCTGCTGTCATAGCAGAGACTCCAATCGACTGGGGCAACGGGGTGTGGACATTACACGCTCACGAGAAGGATGTCATAAGTTCGATGGAGGACTTTATGGCTAAGATAATAGAAGAGTCTGGTTGTGCTAAAGTTATTACGTGTTTGTCTGGTGACAGGTTGTACCGCAAAGATGTAGCTCCTTATTACAAAGCGAACCGTAAAGGTACACGCAAACCCATGCTTCTAAATTTTGCTAAAAAATATTTATCAGATAATTACAACGGCAAAGTTGAGGATAAGTTAGAGGCAGATGACCTCTTAGGAATACTAGGTAGTGCGGATAAGAATACAGTAATCTGGTCTATAGACAAAGACCTGTTAACCATCCCTGCCTACCACTTGCTTGACGGTAAAGTTACTGAAGTAGATCAAGAAGAAGCTGACTACTGGTTCTTGTACCAAACATTAATAGGTGACTCGACCGATAACTACAAAGGTTGCCCTACTGTTGGAGCGAAGACAGCAGATAAGCTGCTTCAAGAGAATGGCGCAACATGGCAAACAGTTGTTGATGCTTTTGCTGATAAAGGTTTTGGTGAAGAGGTTGCCATAGAGAACGCAAGACTGGCTCGTATACTACGGGACGGTGAATATGATTTTAAAACTAAGGAGGTAAGTTTATGGATGCAGTAATTTCAGAAGTTAAGATAACAGAGAGAGCCGCTGATCCTGTCAACAGCCCAGAGCATTACAATGCAGGGAAGATAGAAACAATAGATTACATTGTAGATGTACTAGGGGAGTTTGACGCTATCTCCTATTGTCACGGTAACGTAATTAAATACACCAGCACTAGACTATGGAACAAAGGCAAACCTATACAGGATGCAAAGAAGGCTGTCTGGTACTTAAACAAGATGATTGAATTAATGGAAAAAACCGAAGGGGAGAACTGGGGATGAAAAACGCATTAGGTGGTGCTTCATACGAACAGATAACAGGAATGTTTGAAGGCTTTGATTGGTATCAGAGCAAGTGTTCAGAGACTGTAGTCTTTGATGAAGATGTAGCAGTAGAATATTTAACACTTGGATTAGCTTCCGAGGCTGGCGAAGTAGCTGGTAAACTAAAAAAGAAAATGAGAGATGGCGAACCTTATGATTTCAAAGATCAGATGGCTTCTGAGTTGGGTGATGTATTCTGGTATCTTGCCGTACTCACTGATCGCATGGGGCTTAATCTCAGCGATATTGCCTTTGACAATTTAAACAAACTATACAAGCGTAAGATTAACGATACGTTGCAAGGCTCAGGAGATAACCGCTAATGGATTCATATCAACAGTACATCCACAAATCCCGTTACGCTAGGTGGCGGGAAGAAGATAATAGAAGAGAGACATGGAAGGAAACTGTACAGCGGTACATTAACTTCTGGGTAGATAGAGGACAGTTAGATACTACACTTGCGTATGAACTCTTTGATGCTATCTACAAGCAAGAGATTATGCCATCCATGCGTTGTCTAATGACAGCGGGTGAGGCACTGAAGCGAGACAACATGGCAGGGTTTAATTGTTCCTACGTTGCCGTAGATAACCCCAGAGTATTTGATGAGATACTCTATGTACTAATGTGTGGCACAGGTGTAGGCTTCTCCGTAGAGAGGCAGTCTGTAACCAAGCTACCAACAATCAGTGAGGAGTTCCATGAAACAGAAACTACAATCCATGTTCAAGACAGTAAAATTGGTTGGGCTAAAGCTTTCCGTGAGTTGGTTAGTCTTTTGTATTCGGGTCAAGTGCCTACTTGGGATGTCTCTAAGTTACGGGCTAAAGGTGAAAGGCTTAAAACATTTGGTGGTAGATCGAGCGGGGCTGATCCTTTGGTTAGGCTTTTCGAGTTTGCTGTTTCTACTTTCAAGAACGCTGCTGGACGTAAGCTAACGAGTATTGAATGCCATGACGTTGTTTGTAAAATTGCTGAAATCGTTGTTGTTGGTGGTGTGCGTAGGTCTGCTCTCATCTCTCTATCTAACTTGTCTGATGACCGTATGCGTCATGCGAAGTCTGGGAATTGGTGGGAGACACAAACGCAAAGAGCCTTGGCAAACAACAGTGCCGTCTACAATGAGAAGCCAGAGTATGAAACCTTTTTGGAAGAATGGGTAGCACTCTATAAGTCTAAGGCTGGAGAGCGAGGTATCTTCTCCCGTACTGCTGCAAAGAAACAAGCAGAGAGAAATGGACGTAGAGATGTAGGTCACGACTTTGGGACTAACCCTTGTAGTGAGATTATCCTACGCTCTGCACAGGTATGTAACTTGTCTGAGATTGTAGTACGTGCTGATGATACACAAGAATCACTAGAGCGTAAGACACGACTAGCTACGATACTGGGGACACTACAGTCAACACTAACTGACTTTAGGTACGTACGTTCTGTATGGAAGAAGAACACAGAAGAAGAATGTTTGCTTGGTGTAAGTATGACAGGCATCATGGATCACAAGTTGTTATCAGGTAAAGGTAGCTTAGTGGTACTGAAGGAAACTTTAGAGAAGTTAAAGAAGATTGCGGTACAAACTAATAAACAGTTTGCGGCTGAGTTAGGTGTTAATCAATCAACAGCTATTACGTGTGTGAAGCCATCAGGCACAGTGTCTCAATTAGTAGACAGTGCTAGTGGTATTCATGCTAGGTTCTCTCCTTATTATATAAGACGAGTACGTAGCGATGGGAAAGACCCTATCTCTGCATTCCTGAAAGACTCAGGTGTGTCGTGGGAGAAGGATGTAATGAACACAGAGAACTACGTGTTTGACTTCCCAGTGAAAGCACCCAAGGGCGCAACCTGTGTTAATGAGCTTAACGTCAAACAGCAGTTAGATTTGTGGGAGATATATCAGGAGCACTGGTGTGAACATAAACCTAGTGTAACCATCTACTACTCTGATGATGAGTTCTTAGCAGCAGGGCAGTGGCTATGGGAACGCCTAGACACTTGCTCAGGCATTAGCTTCCTACCACGCACTGACCATGTGTATGCTCAAGCTCCTTATGAAGCTATTGATAAGGACAAGTATATGGAACTTAAACGAGAGACCCCTTCAGAGATTGATTGGGACAGGCTTGGAGACTATGAAAAAGAGGACACCACTACTGGAACTCAGGAGTTGGCTTGCTCGTCAGGTTCATGCGAAATATAGGAATTGGATAACGGTGTTGGAGGTAGTAACTTGCCTCCACATCATCGCTAACGTCTGGCTACACTTCCCGTCATAACTGGGCTGGCTCTAACCACCCCCTATAGAGAGTAACAAATGAAGAATAACATATTCATAAGTGAAGATTTAGTACAATATTTAAGGAAACTTTTTCCCAATAAACTCCCTAATAAAAGAAATATATCAGAGAATGATATAGCATTTTTACAGGGGCAACAATCCGTCATCGAACGCATGGAACTCATGTTAGAGAATGACCAACCAGAAGAGATTTAATTATGTGTTTATCAACCCCTAAAGCCCCACCACCAGCACCCACTGTAGTAGCACCACCTCCACCAGAGAAAGCTCCCGCTGAACTTGAGGATGCTGTAGACTCTAACGCTGTATCCCTAAAGAAAAAGCGTAGTGGTGCTAAACAGCTTAGACGAAGTAACAACACAGGGTCTAATTACGCAGGGCAGTCTAGTGGTGGCTCAGGTTTAACAATTAAAACATAGGATATAAATGATGCACGATCAATCTATAGCCAAAGCTTATGAGAACATGGCGGCAGATCGTGATGCTTTTCTTACACGAGCAAGGTCTTGTGCGGAGTTAACAATCCCTACACTTATGCCCCCTGAAGGGCATACAGGGTCAACTCAGTACAATACCCCTTATCAGTCAGTGGGCGCAAGAGGTGTTAACAACCTTGCTTCTAAACTACTGATGACTCTTCTCCCTCCCAACCAAGCATTCTTTCGTTTAACTATAGATGATTATGATCTAGTAGAGTTAGGCGGGGATGCCAGAGGTAAGGCAGAAGAAGCACTAGCTCGTATTGAAAGATCAGCAACACAGGTCATAGAATCAAAAGCCATTCGAGTTCCAACATTCGAGGCACTTAAGCAATTAATAGTAGCGGGTAACGCTTTAGTCCATATGCCGCCCAAGGGTGGAATGAAAGTATTTAGACTAGATCGTTACGTTGTTCAACGAGACACGATGGGCAACATCTTAAAGATTATTACCAAAGAGACAGTAGCGTATGACGCTCTGCCTAACGATGTCTTACAGGCTCTAACAGAAAACCCCGACTATGAATTAGACACCAGTAAAAAAGAATGTGATATTTTTACCTGTGTTAAGAGAGTGGGAAAGAAGTTTGAAGTGCATCAAGAAGTCCATGACGTTGTTATTGAAAGCACTAAAGGTTCATACGCAGAAGACAAACTACCTTGGATGGCACTTCGCTTTATTGCTGTTGATGGCAACCATTATGGTCGTTCTTTCTGTGAAGAAATTGTCGGTGACTTAAAATCTCTAGAAGCACTAACCAGAGCTATTGTCGAAGGTAGTGCTGCCAGTGCTAAACTTTTATTCTTAGTAAGACCAAACGGTACGACTAAGATGAGAAGCATTGCAGATGCCCCTAACGGTGGTATTGTCTCTGGTGATGCTAACGATGTAACTACTTTACAAGCCAACAAGTTTAATGACTTTAGAGTAGCGCAAGAAACAATGCAGAAGATTACAGAACGCTTATCTTTTGCCTTCTTACTTAACAGCTCTGTTCAACGACAAGCTGAAAGAGTAACAGCAGAAGAAGTACGATACATGGCACAAGAGCTAGAGACAGCTCTGGGTGGCATTTACTCTGTACTATCACAAGAGTTCCAA